TAAACTCTCCTTATAAGTTGCAGTAATAATATTAATAACATCTTGTTGTCCTTGAAGAAATCTAATATCTTCTACAGTACATTTTTTATCATTTGGTAAGTTATTAGGGAAGGTATTATTGAGCCAAACTATAAGATCTTCTGAAATATTATATGCTCCAATCATTTAATCTCCTAATAATATGTACCCTTTCTTCTAGAGTGGTGGTTTTGTATATACTAAAACAAAGGGTTACATATTAGTTACTGAATTTATTAAGGAATTTCACATGCTCCCCCTGAGCAAGAAAGCTCTTGGGAAGAAGTAGTATAATCATCCTTTTCATATTCAGAAAGTTTGGTCCAGTCTAAGGTAGGCATCTTTTTTAGGAGGGATTTATACTCTTTTTCAGAGCAATCTTGGTAGGGTGCTTGCTTATATATGTGATCAGAATAAGGTAAGAATGAGACTCCTGATATCGCATCAAAGTTTCGATACACAAAAGCTCCTACTTCCAGCCACTCATCTTCTTTTACTGAGATTGTTTGAGATACTTTATGTTCAGTAAAAGCTTCTGAATAAACTGAGTGAAGAACAAGCTGATCTATTGCAGAAAGATCATGTCTATATATTGCATGTTTAGGAGACTTCATAGGAAAAGAAAATACTAATCCTGTTTCAGGTTTTACCACATCATCTTCATGAGGAACACCTTGATCTACCATCATCTTGGAAATAGGATCTTTCTTATCTCCTCTAACAGTTCTAATATAGAATGGATTATGTCTTGTGTGTATACCAGAAGCAGAGTCAACTAACTGACTCACTGTTCCACTAGGTTTAATAGCAGTAATAGCAGCTGAGGGATTAATACCGATGTCTCTAGATATTTCCTCATTTTCTGCTACTGCTGTTTCTTTAAGAGTTTCTAATTTTTCTGATAAACTTTCAATCTCTTTAGGAGAAACTAAATTATGACCATTGGTTAGTTTGTTGTCCATAATTCCAGTTAATGAAACACCAAGTAATCTTTCTTCATCACAATTTGTTTTCCATTTAGAAGAGATATACCTAAAATTAGTTAAGGTGCTTTGCCATGTTCCTAATATTGTAGCAAGTCTTACCTTACGTTCTATATCTTTCCAAGAATCATTAGGTCTTATTACTGCTTCTGTTAGATTACAGAACTCTCTAGGTCTGAGAATTATTTCAGAGCATGGGTTCGTACCAAATTCATGTTCAACATTCCTTCTTTTTCCTAGTTTTTCTGTATGTTTCTTAGCGTTTAATGTGGAAAAAAGTCCACGCTCACCAGACTTAGACATATAAAGGCTTCTCCATTCCTTTAAGAATGTTCCTAAGTCTGGTTTTTCATGGTAGTTTGCTGAGTTATTTGCCAGATATCTTTGAGCATTTTCATAACCAAACTCACCAGACTTACAATTCCTGAGTTCATCATCTCCAAGATCTGAAAGAGAAAGAAGAGCACTCCTTCTAACTCCTCCGACTACAATACACTCTGCAATCTTACAAACAATATCATGACATTCCAATGCACGGAGTCTTCTACCTACTGCTCCTTTAAATTTTTCTACAGTAAATTGAAACAAAGAAACCAATGGCTCAGGTCCTGATGCTCTTCCTCCAAATGTTTTAAGTACTGATCCTGCTGGTCTAACTTCAGACATATCCCAAGATGGAATCAATCCTGTCCATAAAAGAGAAAGTAATTCACGGAATGCTTTAGCCCAACCAAGTTTAGAATCTCTAACTTTAATAATAGTATCAGTAGGATATAGCTCTCCAGGAACAAACGGAAGCTTCTGAATATGCTGAGTTTCTACAGAAAAACCAATTCCTGTACCATTCATGAGGACATATAAAATCTCATCAAAAGATTTTACATTATCTACTGGAGTATATGCACAATTATATCCTGCGATGTTCTCTTTCTTTAAAGCTGGTCCTGCTGTCATGAGGCAACGCATAGATGGCATCACTTCCAGATTTAATACAGCTTCTTCCAATTCTATGTAAGTACCGATAGGTATTTCATAAGAATAATTTTCTTTTAGATGTGCTTCAAAGAATTGAAAGTATCGAGACACAGTTTCTTCCCATGTTTCTCTTCGTTTCTCTTCAGGTAACCATCTAGAATAACGGCTTAAATGTATATACTCCTGATATTGTGTAGGTAATTTACTCATTTTTCATCCTCTCTATTTCAATAAGTTTTTCAAGATACGTTCTAGCTTTTAATAAATCATTTACTCCTCCTTTGTGAGGATAACGTGAAACATATTTGATTATATTTCCTTCTAAGAAATCTAATTCATTTGCAATAATATATTCCAAAGGTTGTATTCCAAATCCTACCTGATCATAATGTTTAGGATTTGTTACTTCCTCTTTTTCAAGTCGAGATGGAATAAGTGTACTTTCTATACTATTTCTCGCTTGTAGTTTTTTCATGTTTTCTTGATCTCCTCTTCCAAAATCATAGTTTGTCATGTTGTTCTCCATAGATTAGGTTCATGAATTATTTTACTATCCTTCCATAAAATAACTTTATTAGTTGTTCGATCATACTCACACTTCCTGAGTATTCTAGCCATACGAGCATTTAATAATGCATCGTCTTCAGTTAATCCTGCTTTCTCAAATCTTTTTACTACAGTTTCCCAAAGATTAAAGGATCGTGTTTCATTAACCGCAGCTCTTAATAATTTTTCTGCTGTTATTCTTCCTACATTAGGACATCCTTTGTAATTATCTACAGCATCTCCTGTTAATGTCTGAGCAAAGAAATTAAAATCAGCTTCTTCCTCAGATAAAAAGTAAATCTCTTTCTTTTTAAGATCCCAATGATATCCCGGAACAGTTAAGAGATCTTTATCTTCACTAACAACTACATATTCATTATCATTTTCTGTAGTAGCTATGATTCCTATTACATCATCAGCTTCTAGGTTTGGAAACTGTCTGAATGGATATTGTTCTTTACAATATTCTAAAGCTGCTTTAAAACAAAGAGGTTTTCTTCCTCCTCTTCGGTTAGCTTTATACTCAGGATTAATTTTTTTCCTATAATTTTCTTTGTCTGAAAAGCAGAGAATAGTTCTGTCTGCATTCATATCTTCTACCAATGAATCTACTTGATCATCTATGATATGTTTAACTGCATCCAGATCAGACCATAACATCCATTGATCATTACCCCAATCAACTTCTTCTTCTGCACTTCTACATGCTTTATACAGTAAGATGTCTGCATCTATTACTGCTACTCTAGCTGAATATTTCATATATCCTCTTTATAATTTTGGTGGATTATTGTATGTTTCAGGATTAGTTAGATCGTATGCGTAATCCTCGTAATCTTTTAACATTACAGTTTGTGTTATTTCTCCCTTACCTTTTAATGCAGGAAAAGGTATAACATAAATTTTTGGAAACTTTACTGTGAATAAAAAATCAAAATCTTTTTCAGTATAACGATATTGTTCTCGTTTCTTTTGACCTTTTCTTCCTCCTTTTTCTCTTCTTAAACTTACTGAATCTTTTTTCTCAGTAGCTTTAACTTGTATTGTAGTCCATGAATCTTCACTACAAATTACAAAATCACATCTGCTACTAGGGTTACATGGTTTGAATACTTCGTAATGCCAACGATGTAATATATACTGTACTAAAGATTCTCCTGCCAAGCCGATAGTTTGATTAGCTTTGCCTTGAGATTCTCTAATGTGTTTCTCCCCAATTATTTCCGATGGAGTATTCTCCTGAGAGTGGGATTCGGAGTCCAAACCTAATCCCTGTAGAGGTAATTGCCTCGACACAAACTCTACCGATTTCTTCTGCATAGTTCTCCTTTACTGTGAGTTGAACTTCATCGTGAACGAAAGCTACTTGATCATAATCCTCTCCACGCTTGAAGCCTTTCTTGTTCAGTAGTGAATGCATTTCCACTACCCACTGTTTACAAATAATAGCTCCTGCTGATTGTAGGAGTGTGTTAAGAGCTGCATGTTTAGATCTTACAGGAACAAGTCTACCATCTAATCCTCTTAGTGTACCTCGTTCAGTTGCTTTTCTCTGAACAGCTTCTCTTAAAGATTTTAATGCTGGAAGTTCTGAGAGAAACTTTTTCTTTAATGAGCTTCCTTCTTTCCTACCTTTACCCACGATCTCACCGATCTTTTGATCTCCTGCACCATACAGAAAGCCATATATGAATGTCTTTGCCTGATCCCTCGTAGCCAATCCGGCAGCCTCCTGATTAACAGAATGTATGTCCTCCTCCAACAGTTTCTTACCATATTCACCATTGTCATACTTAGCAAGATAATGTGATAAGCAACGCAACTCAAGACCAGAGACATCAATACCCAATAGTTTCTGTCCTGTATTCGGGACAAATAAAGCCCTGCAATCCTTCCCAAAGGGTGCGTTTGTATTCGGGACTTGAGCAAGGTTCGGGTGCGAATGAGATGCTCTTGAAGTCGATGCTCCCATCGTGTTGACTCTTCCATGTAATCTCCCCTCTTTAACGAGTTTAAGCCAAGCTTGATCACCTTCTGCAAGCTGACCAATGCGTTTATTAATCATTAGATATTCAGACATTAATTTAGCTTCTGGATAATCTAATTTTTTAAGGATACTCTCATCAACTTTAGGTTCACCAGTAGGAGTAAACTCTTTAGGTTTCCAACCTCTTAGTTCCTTTAGTCTCTTAGCGATGTGTTGCCTTGAGTTAGGATTAAACTCTATAATTTTTACCTTAGTGTAGAGTTCATTCCTTCTAAGTCCTTCATTGATAAGCCATGTTCCAAAGACATCTTTAAGTTCTTCGGATAATTCATCTCTCCTCTTAGAAAGTTTGGAGTATAATTTAATAGCATGTTCTTCATTGAAACAAAACCCAGTTTTTTCTTGCTCAAAACAAATTTCTGCTATATTATGTTCCAAGCGTATGGATTTTTCGGATGGTAATTTTGCCCTTAAATTTTTCCATAAAATATTTGTGAGTTCGACATCGTTCTTACAGTAATCTATCATCTCTTCTGATAGTTCCTGGAAGTCCTCTGTTTCGTTCCCAAAATCTCCCTTGTAATGCTCAAGACGATATCCCCACGCTTCCAGAGAATGTGATCCCCATAAACGAGGTTCTAATCTACGAACTGATGCATCTTCCTGTCTGATGTCAGGATAAATTAAACGAGATAGAATAAGTGTATCAGTTATCTGATCTATAGGTACACTTAGACCATAAAATCGTTTTAATATTTCTAAGTCAAATCCTAGAATGTTATGACCTATGACATGACTATTTCTTAATTTATTTACTGCTGTCCTTATTTCTGAATCAGTAGTTGCTACTTCCATGTAAGACATGTGATCAGTAGCTTCAACTTTCATAACCAGACAATGTACTTTTGTACATGTATCTAAAAGACCATCAGTTTCTATATCAAAGATTATTTTTTCCATATTAAAAATCCTCCTTTTCCTCCTTCTCAAATCCATAAGATTTAGCTTCCTCTTTAGAAGCAGCTTCAGTCATTCTCCCTGTTTCTTTGGAGTAATGAAGAGTATCGGCAATACCAGTTTCTCCTGTCCAACGATTCTTTAGTATTCTTACTGTAGTCAGATCAGAATTTTCCTCATCTTGCTGATTTCTCTCACAACCAATCACAATATCTGATAATTGTGCTATACCATGTGATCCTCTGAGTTGGTTTAATGATGTTCGTACTCCTTCTTCATGACCTTTATCTCCTGAAGGTCTACGGAGATGTGAAACTAATATTAATGAACATTGAACTTCTTCAACTAAGCTCCTAAGCTTTGTCATTACAAAGTCCAACATCCTACGCTCATCACCACCTTCCAAACCAGATAATATAATGGTGATATGATCAAGGATAATGTGAGTACATCCCATTCCCTTAACGAGGTATCGTACCTTGTTGAAAAGATTGGAGATTTCCATACTCCCCCAATGATCATACATGAACAAATTGCCAGTTCCCAATACGTTATCAAATCCATCTTTCAACTCCTTCTTGGTGTACTCTACATTCTGTAAATGAATTGGTTTATTCAAATACAGACCTATAAATCCAAGTGCAGTTCTCTTTGTGTTCTCTTCTAGAGCTAGATAACCTACCTTCTGGTTACGGAGAATTAATGAGTAAGCTATTTCTCTACATACCTGACTCTTACCTATCCCTGATCCTGCGGTAATTGTTACTATTTCACCTTTACGGATTCCCTGAGTCATATTATTCAGCCCATTGAAGGGATAAGGAACGGATTCAGATTTCTGAGAAGTTGATACTAATTCCCAAGTATCTTTTCCGTCTATTATTCCGTCAGGTCTATAGGATTTTGCTCCCCATATAGCACTTATTATGTCTGCTCCTCTTCCCTCCTTGATCATTTCATTTGGATCATTAAGCGGAAGAGTTGCTATCTTTACTTTTCCGGGAGAAAATAACTGGACACATTCATCCACAGCTTTCTGTCCTGCTTCATCCTGATCGAACATTAGAATAACTGATTCAAAATTTTCCAAGTATTCTAAGTCATTCTGGATTGCTTTCCTAGCTCCGGCTGCTCCAGTAGCAATAGATACAACGGGCCATTTATTACCCTGTGCCTGAGATACAGACATCGCATCTATTTCTCCCTCACAAATTGTAATCATTTTCCCTTTTTCCCAAAGATGCTTTCCGTATAGTCCAGCTTCTTTTGTATCTCCAATAAATAGGAAATCCTTGTTAGGGAATCTGAGTTTCTGAGCGATTACATGTCCGTTCTTTTTGTAATTTGCAATCTGAACTTTTTTACCTTTGAAAGTTCCTGTTTCATATCCCCACTTATCCACAGTGGTTTGATTGATACCACGTTTTTTAAGTGGAGTTCGTTCTCCTTTTATAAAATCCATTGAATAATTCTCCTCTTGTTTAGTGTTATCTTCGTCTTCTCCTTTCTGTCTATATCCACATCCCGGAGTAAAACACCAACCATGCCCATCATCGTAGATTGCTAGGTTATCTGCTGAACCACATCTAGGACATGGAGCATGAGAGATGCAAGTAGATTCTTGTTCTCCCATATTTCCCCTTTAAATTTTGAACCAGTAACTAAAAGTTAGGACAATGAATTAGACATCAATGTTTCTACGCATCTCTAGTCTCTCTGGGTCACTACAATTACATAGTTACTGGTTTATTTTTCATGAATCCAAGAGTTAGGAACTATTGATTCGGCATATAGAAAATCATACTTCTCACACCACTCTTTACAAGTGAACCTTCCTCCTTGAACTTTTTTACTTAGTTTTTGAAATACAAATCTAATATCTAGTTCGGGATGTTGCTGCTTTATAAGTCTATGTTTTCTCTGATCTTCAGATTTAAACCATCCCTTAACTTCTATTAAGATACCATTCGGAAGCAGAAAGTCTGGAGTATATCGTTTAGGAACTCCATACTCTATTTTGTGAGGTTCAAAGATATACTTGACTCTCTGCTTTTCCAGTTGATCTGCAACCAGACCTTCTAAATCAGACCTATAACGATTAAAAGTCTTCTTCATCATCAGAGGTAGATTCATCTTCACTGGTTACAAAAGGATTTTCAGAAGGTTCTTCGGATATGAATCCTTCTTCCTTTGCAAATCCTGATGTTTCAGAACCTTCGTACTCAACCAATTCAATAACTTGAACTGCATTGAAGTACATGGTAACTCCTGATTTCCCATTTACAGTATATGGAACTGGAGAGTAAGATACCTTAACTGTTGATCCCCAACCAATATCCACATTACAAGGCTTCATCTGAGAATCAACTACCATGATCTTAACTTCACGAGATTCTCCATTCTTCCCTCTTATGGAAGTTTTCTGCTTGAACTTGAAGATAATATCATCTCCATCTTCCTTGTAGGGAATAAACTCAGATGCTTTTTTGCCTGAAGATTTAACTTCATCAGCAATCCAACCATCAATCTGAGCCATCCATTCCTTTGCTTGCTTTGATTTAGCTGGAAGCAAAAGATTGATCTGATAATTATCATACTCAGGATGAGGTCTTTTAACATTTACCCATTTGCATTTAGCTTTGGGTGAAACCATTTTTGTTGTTGCCATATTGTTCTCCTTATTATATATTATATATTATACAGTATATTGATACGACTTAAATTGATTTATTATTTCCTTTTGAATAGGATCTAATCCATCATTTTCTTCTTCTTCTTCTATATCCTCCTTCTTTGAAAATAGGGTTATAAGATATTCTGGATCTATTCCAGAATTGTTAAGTTCAATATAGATATCTACAGGTAATGGTTCTCCTGATTTTAATATCTCTATTGCCTGATATTCTATGTCTTTCATATTTACCTTTATATCTAGAGTGTCCAAAAAGAAATTAACAGAAAAAATAAGGTGATCTTAACACCTCATGAATATTAAGATTTCCCATCTTAGGAGGTTCAGGAACTTCATCCAGAACTTCCAAAGCTGCTTTATAGAAATCATCCAAGACATCATTGTTCTTATAAATATCCACGAATGCTTCTCTTAAAAGCTTTGCCATCTTAGGAGTATTATGAGCATGAGTTCCATAACTGTCATGGATCATGGCATAACTATTTATCTCCTCCTTATTGCATAGATGCACAGTAAGAGTTAGTGCTGAGGCATCCAGAGAATGTACAAAGTTAGGTGCTGATCCATTTACTGACCTGAGTATATCTATCTTTTTACCATCCTCTTCATAAATCACAGGCTTCAGGAGTTTACCATCAATGGTAGTTTCTATTCTTCTCCATTTAAATGCCTTGTAATGCTGGTAGATGTAGAGTCCAGTAGGAGTTTTCCAGATTACAGGATAACCTTTCTTGGAAAGCTCAGAACTTACATCTCTTATCCAATTCATAGCTTCTCTTGCAGAAACTACAACTTCTCCTATGGCATTCCAGACTAAAGCAGTAATCCAGTTTATGTACTTGGATAGAGTTTCATTCTCAGGAATTTTGAATTCTTCTCCTTTCCTGAGTTGATCTTCTACATATTCCTCAACGTAAACCATTGCACTGAACCTAGTTCCACCATAAGGAACAACCATCACTGGTCTTTTAGTCATCTTTCGATTGATTAGACCAGATTCAAGCCACTTCTTAGCCATTGGATCATCCAAAGCAGCTAGTCTTTTGGTTTCCCTGAGAACTACATCTGCTACCTCCTGATAAATGTCCTGTGGAGAAGTTTCTTTTGTTAAGTTTGTCGCTTTACCTCCGATAGGACATCTCAACATAGCTGAATAATGCTGTAAACCATTGTTAGAGCCATCTAAAGCTATCGGGAGATAGCTGAGTACCCCTAAGCCTTTTCTTTTCAATACAGCCCATTCTGAGCAGAAAGCAAAGAATAACCAAGCATCATCAAATTGTGTCCACCAATCATAGTCCAAACCATGATCCGCAGATTTGATAATATGTTCCTCATTATCCAAGACCCATTGGATTCTTTCTGAGAAAGAAACTTTGTCTACTCCTGCACAGTTTGCACCATGAATAGCAAGCCAATCTTTTTGTTCCTGATTCTCGATTGGTAGACCTTCTCCGAATGTTAGGAGAGCTTTGGCATATTCTGTACCTTGAGGAGTCAGGAAAGAAGATACAGTATACTTTCTTCCTCTGAAATCTGCTTGATACGGAAAATAAATCTGCTCAAAGTCCTTGAATTTATTGGCTAAGTTCAGAGTCCTCATGAATTGAAGAAGTTGAGACTTCCTTCGGATATTTTCCTCATATATTTGGGTAGCTTTTACTTTCCAAGCCTTAAATTTTAGCTTGGTTTCCTCATCCATATCTTTTTTCTTGAGGTCTTTCGGGATTTCTCTTGCTGGAAGATCAAGCTCATTCTTATCAGGCATTGAGCCTATAATTCTTCCCTGATCCCATGCTTCCTGCATCACCTCTAGAACTCTGGAGTTTACCTTCCACTTGGTTGATTGAAGTGAGTTCACACATTCAAATTCCATATCCATGTTGTGAAATGGCACATTATTTTTAACATTCTTATAAGTTTCCTTAATGAATGGTAATCTATGGCTTAGATATCCCCCATTATGAGGACTAGTCCAATTCTTAGGAGTCGTAACCATTGGTAGATATGCAGGAGACATTAATTCTCCCTGACTGATTATATCTTGGATCATATCTAAGGTTTCCTGAGTAGGAACAATAGTGTAGGAAGAATATTTTTTCCCTCTGGTTCTTGTTGAACCTATTTTAATTAATCCTGTAGACCTAATAATTAGATCAATCATTAATTGTCCTACCTTAGTACGTTCTACCTGAGTCCAAACTGGTACTTCTTCTCCCATCCTGAAGGATGCTGTACGGATTAATCCATACCTTCTGTAATGTCTGGAAGCAGATATTTTTCCTATCTTTTTCACTAACATTTGGAAGTAATCCTTATCTTTATCCTCCCACATATTAAATCTTACCTGATCAGATAATGCCTGTCCTATCTGATGAGATAGATTTATAAGTTTTTGGGAATGTGATATTCCATCCATTAAGGCTCTTAAACTGATAAAAGCTGCCACATCGTTATCTAACATGGCAAGGAAAGGACTTACTGATTTCATCCTTCCTGGTTTCCCAACCTCCTCAGTTATATGATTGTGAATAGCTTTACTGAGAGTTGCTACTGTTTTCTTCATCAGTAAAATACCATGAAGAGTAATAGATTCTGAACCTTTACGTTTAGCATCTCTTACTTGCTTCTGGAATTTCTCAACTCCAGTGTAGACCATCTCTTCCTCTAAGCCTTTCTGGATTTCAAATATGTTCTCTGATTTCATATGCTCCTCCTTTAGGGTTGATAATTTTCTACATGTAATCTTTCTCCTATGGCTTTGATAAGTGGTACAGTCACACTATTTCCAGCCATTTTAAAAAGTTGACTATCTGAGATTCCCAACTCTCTTCCCTTGTGATACAGACTGTCAGGTGCTCCCTGAAGTCTAAAGAATTCCAAAGGTGTGAGTCTCCGCAGTACCTTTCCATCAAATATAGATTGTTCTATATTTTTTCTGGTTGTCAGAGTTCCTACGATTGGGTCTTTCTTAGGAACTATTTCCTTAGCTCGTCTTGGAGAAAAATCTTCTCCAGTTTTTGCTCTGTGTTCCCTTCTTATTTTCTTAGCTTCCTCTGATCTAACTTCAGTCAGTACAAAGGGTTGTCTGTTTCCTCCAGAACAGGAGTTAATGGTAGGAGAAATACCTTTGTCTGAATAAACTCTGTCATTAGAATGTTTAGGTTTATTCAACTGTAGAATTGTCATTCCAGAGTGGTTTCCTCCTGTATGTGCTCCTCCGCTTATTGTTCTAGCAACTGCGGTTTTTGCTGACTCCGACTTGCAAGTGTGCGAGTTAGCTTCTCCCACGAGAGGAAATACTTTGGGTCTGGGTTTGTTTCTAAGATATCCGATAAGGAACACTCTTTCCCTGTTTTGTGGAACTCCGAAATTCTTGCTGTTACAAGTTTGCCACTCTGCATCGTACCCCAATTCTGAAAGCCTGTGGAGCATGGTACTAAAGATTTCTCCTTTCCATTTGCCAGACGATAGAACTCCTTTGACTTGTTCAAGAAAAAGAATGCGAGGTTTTTTAAATTGTATGATTTTGCAAAAGTGTATAAATAAGTCACCGCCACATTTTTCTTGATCGAAGGGATTTTCTGTCCTTTTTCCAGCGATACTGAACGCAGGACAGGGTAAACCTGCACAGGCAATGTCGAATTCTGGCAAGATACTAGGGTCTTCTGCAATTTTTCTGATGTCTCCATAATTTCCTCCTTTTGAGTTGTTGTATTCTTCATTTAATAAGTTACTCCATTTGTCTACTTCAGCATGACCTACTTGTTCATGCCCTGCTTGTCTCATGCCTAATCCAAACAGGTCTACGCCACTTGCGAATGAAAAGAATTTCATTTTGTCCTCCGTTTAAGTTTGGTGAGGAAGGTGAGATTTGCACTCACTAAGTCATACGACCTCTGATTTACAGTCAGATTCCTTTTCTAGATTGGATACTTCCCCTCTGAGATATTTTTGTGCATCTTTAGCATTAACCATTTTTATCATGATTTCTCCACCTCCCCAACAATACATCAGGACAAATAGTATACCGATAAATATTCCTGTCAGTACACCAAATCCAAATATTGTGAAGAAGTGGAAAATATCAGGTAACATTATGAACCATCGTTCAAACATGGAGAATCTCCTTCTATAAGGTTAAGTTCTCCATCTCTTTCTAAACAGTTCTCACATTTCCAAGTGCGATCTTCTGAGAAATAGACGAAACTAGGAGCTTCATCTGAATCCACAAGCTGATCACAAGAGTCACAATAAAATACACTCACTTTATCCTCCATTTTTCGGTTGTATTTAGTTTTTACTTTGTGAATCCTAGTTCCTCTATTCAGAATACCTTTACCCATTTCTACCTAACGTATACATCGAAATGAGTAGCTTCAGACTTGATTGTGTGATCTGGATGGTGCTTCCTAGTACCTCTCCAACGCACACGCAAAGGTCTATTCTTGTAGATGATCTTTGCAAATGCCTTTGCAGTTTCCAAGTTCTCTTGGGAAAATGGAATCCTACGCAAAGATGATCTGAGGTATTTAGAGTCTGCAAAGTAATTTACAAGCTCTTCTTGTACTTCTATTGCTTTTCCTTCTACCATGAATTTAACTTTCATATTGTTCTCCTTAAAATAGATTAATTAAAAATACATTCCATTGCGTAAAGAATGAAATGTAACTGTACAACATTAAGGTGACCATCACCCTAATTCCTAGTGTTCTCATGATAACCTCCATTAGTAGGTTATCCACTCAAACCCATGAGGTTCTCCCCAATGGGCTACTGTTACCCATGTAAAAACAATTAACATGAGATGCTTCCAAATTAAGTATTCTATCATGCCCACTCCTCTACATATACTGAGGTATCTCTACCAGTTTCTAGAAATTCCTCAGCTTCGTCTAAATCTGCTACTTCAATGTAGTATTCTTTCATATTACTGCGTATATAGGTAAGTGCTTGATGAAATGTCATTTTATCTACATATTCATCAACTGCTTTTTCTATTTCTTCTACTGGAAATTCTTCTACCATACTCCTCCATTCTCTTCTGCGTACATTCGCATCTGCTGTCTGTCTTTCTCTTCTCCTCTACTTCCTCTAAGGTCAATAACAGTTTGACCGAAAAGTTTTGTTTCTTTTGCTCCTTTCCCAAATAGCTTTTCAAGTTTCTTAGGATTAGTTAATGTTTTTTTCATGTTGTCCTCCATTTTAATTCATTAGGTTTGAAGTTTACTGGAATTTTCAAGTCTTTTATTATGAAATCCAAGACTTGTACTGATAAAGTTTTAGTTCCTAAAATGCTTGCAAATTTCTTTCCAAGATCATTCGTAGGATAGTATCTGACATTTCCCCATTCGTTCTTCTCCTCTATTACTACCTCCTTATATTCTGGATGTGCTTCATCTGGTTCTATGTTATTCCATTTCATAATGTCCTCCTTCGTTTTTTGGTTAGTTCTACTCGTTTAATGTAAACTGTTGAATCATCAGAGCAACTTGTTTTATACCATCCTGTTCCTCCGTACTTGTGATCTATCTCATCACCTTCATATGCTTGGACAGCTTCAACTATAGCATCCGTACCATGTTTTGAATCGTCTATTTTTATTTTTACTTCTATAAAAATATGTTTCATCTTTTTCATATTATCCCCTTTCTCTATTAATTTTCCAAATGTGAACAATACACCGATTACAATAATCAGCTTTTTTGAACTTGTACTTTACACTTTTGTCAGTTCCGCAATGTTTACATTTTTTCATATTATCCTCTTAATGAGTTGTCAACATTATCACGATAAATTTCATTAGCTCGTTTTATAAATTTATCAATATTATACATGTTTCTCAGGATGTCTTGGGCTGGCATATCCTGTTCAAGCATTTCCTTTGTTGCTTCATCCTTAGCTTGTTGCATTGCTTCACGTTGCTGTGAATTGCATATTGCTTCAACTACTACATCTCCTCTATTTTTTGACATTTTGTTCTCCTTTTAAGATTCTGAGTTTCGCAAGTTTCCTTACGCCTTTGTTAGCAAGTTTTTTGAAATAACCATGATTTGTTTTATTTCTGATTCTAGGAGGTGGACTCCAACAACCAGCAAATTTTCTTCCTTGTTTGTTCTCCTTCATATTTCCCTCCGTTGATTAGTCAAGTACAAATCCTGATACATCTTTTTTAGCTTCACCCTTAGCGATTAGACCAACTACAACACCTTTAGGATCAAGAAACCTCAAGTCTGTATCATCACCATTAAAAACTTTGTGTCCTGCGTATGTCTCTGGCAATTTGTTTCTCCATACCACAGCAACATTGTTACCTTTTGAAACCATGTCATGCACATCTTGTTCCGTATGGAGTTCTGATTTTGAATAAGTCAAATGATAATTGTTTGTTTTTGGTTTCCTCCTCCAATCCTTTGTATAATCGTAGAATTGAACATCTTTGTGTTGTTCCATTAGAGTCTGTTTCTCTGAACCTTGTTTGATGTTTTGGTATGGTATATCACTCGTTCCATTTAAACGAATACAAGGCAAAGATTTATTTTTTGCTGACTGTCTTTTGAGTTTGTAGATATCTTTGTTTAATTCGCTGAAAAACTTTTTTCTTTCATGCAGAAACATTAAAGTTTTTCGCATTCTACCTTTCTTGACATTTGACATCTTACCACGACCTGCAGAGTACAAACAAGCTTCTCTACAAGCCGGACTTGATGAACCACAAACATTTTTACCTGATAAACTAGCTGGAGCGAAATAAATAATTCCAGTATTTACTTTATTATAATTTTCCACAAAATCTTTTAAATCTTGCATTAAATCTGAAAGATTCTTTTTATTAGATTTAATTGTTTTTGCGTTGTTGTTTCCATTTGATAGAATGTTCATATTATCCCCTTGTTTTTGGTTCAATAATTTTCAGTTCAAAGATACCCGAATAATTCTGTCTGTAATCGTCAAGCAAACATCTTGCAAATCCGAAAGTCTGTGCGGAATCGTCAATCACTTTTGACTTGCTGAAAAGATGTGGTTTGTATGTGATATGATATGCATTCATATTGTTCTCCGTTTTTGATTGAATTATAGTATAACAGAACTAAGCGAAAATGTCAAGCTAAAAATTAACTTTTTTTAAACTGCATTCGCAATGCGATTTATCCAATACTCAGAATCATGCGATTTGTTCGGTATAAATTCCGCTTTTGGTTTCGGCACTATTATTGTAGAATCTGTTACCCAATTCTGTCCGTGGTAGTGTCCATCAGCTCGCAAGCCTCGTTCCATTTCATATAATAATATGGTACGATCTGATGCTACGTTTTGCGATCTCTTTTTTCCTTTTCTAAAAGCTTGCTTCGGGTTTCGATGATATGAATTGAATGCGGAAACGTTTTTGATTTCCTGACTAAACTCGCTCCCTTTTACATGCCGATCATCTTTCCAGATTCGACTTGTTGTTTTTGGCTTGTTCATAATATGTGCTCCGATTAGAGTTGAACCAATTAATTATTGAATACACAGTATAACACAAAATCACGAAAATGTCAAGTTAAAAATGTAAAAAAATGAATTAATTGCATTACTTACTGATATCATTGAAGAAATCAGTAAATATGCTTTGATTGAGTATATACACAATCCTACATTCGTGTAGTTTATCGGAAATGACAAGGAAACAAGGTAGTGCTTATGATTGTATCTGTTTGCCTGTTTCTTTCAATACAGAGCGATTTGATAGTGTTTATAGCGATTTTAAGATATACTTTCAAATTGAAAAAACACAGATAAGAGAAACACAGAAAGAATCAGAAATTCTCAGAAATTCTCAGAAAACAGGACCGAATGCAAAGATCATGCCAATTAATCACAAAAAATTAAAATAAATTCTGAGAAATTCTGAGGAATGCAAAGATTATGCCAAACTTTCCCAAGAAATAAAAAAAAGCAGCAATGCAATAATCATGCCACAATCTCAGGAAAAATTAAAATAAATTTTGAGAAATTCTGAGAAATTCTGAGTTGATAAGATATATAGTCAATCAAAAAAATAAAAAATTTGAATGTTTGATTCTGTATATAATTAATCAATTTATTTTGTTTTTTCTCCGACTTTTAAAAAATCGGCATGGGGTAAAAAGACAATCGCTAAAGCGATTAACCTACTCAGAATTTTTCTGAAAATATTTCTCTTTCTTCTTTTCTGGTGGTTGTTTCTTCCCCTTAACCTTAATTATAAACCCTCTGTAATTATCCTGAGTCTTATACCTCAGTGTAGTACTTATCTCAAATGTTTTCATGTGCTATATGTATTATAACCAGCCCATATCTAGAGTGTCCAAATTGTATATTATGTTAAGTTATCACATCCAAGTAGGAGAAGATTCTATGTGTTTTTTATTAAAGACTCCATCCATAAACTTTTCAATTTCCATATCAAAGAGTTCTTCCTTTCGTGTCTGTATCTCAATCTCAGCATCCGCTGCCATGAAATCTACCCAGTATTGGACTGCCATCTGGAGAGCATCAAGTCTATCGTCATGGATCAAAGCACCTTTGTCCTTAGTAATCCTTGTCATCTGGTGGAAGAGCATGTATCGAGCTTGGGATTCCACTGGATACTCCTGAACTGTCTTGTAGTCATTCTCAACAACCTTTGGATCAATCACAAGTCTATGCTGATTCATGACAGGCTCAAGAGTATCCACAATCCTCTTTTCTTTTTGGACATTACTTCTTATTTCCTCTATGGTTACATTGTGAATTTTCCTGAGAACTGGTTTCAGGAGTTCCATAAACATCCCATCTCCAAAGTTAGACTCAATAAGGATGAGGTTTACATTATTTCTTTTAGCAATTACTGAGAGAGATCTGAGATTAGTATCCTTATAACCTCCTCTAAGTCCTCCACACTCAGCAACGTAGAGGAAACCATTCAGCATCTTAACTACTGCATATCCAGTTTCGTCTTTACCTCTACCGCTTGGATCTATAGAAAGAACAGAACCAGAATATTGAATCCAATCTCCTAGTTTTGTTTCTGGTGAATAAAAGAAGTCTCCTGGAAGTCCTACATTTGGGAGATCAGTGAGTTTGTTTCTAGGATCTCTGGTCCATACAGGCTTCTCAGGAGCTTTTTCAGAGTCAACACCCATTATGATGAGATCAGATAGTTTCAATGGATACTTATCTGCATCTGAGAGTGATGTATCTAATTGGAATTGAAGTGCGAAGCCAGATTTTCCATAGGAGAGTTCTCGCTCCAATAGGTCTTCTGCATCGAAGCGTAATGGATCAGTAGGATCTCCAACAACAAAACCACGATCAAGCCTATCTTGAATAAATGGACTAAGTTTATTGGAATACCTAAGAACTTGTTTTTCGTCTGGGTATCTACTGGGCCAGATTCTGACTTCATAACCTCTTTCAGGAAGTGTTTCATAAAGACTCATTTCTGTTTGAGGTGTACCAAGATAGACAATACTGCCATCTGGTTTTAATACAGCATCAAACTCTTTAACTGCTTCTGAAAGTTTATCTCGCATAGTCTGAGTCATTGAGTTGTTAGGAACTTCAACGTC